AATTTTTGTTGTCGTCTCGGCTTCTGCAACAATATTGTTGAGATTGTCAATTGTCTTTTTGCCGTCGAGAACAGCTTCACGAATGCTCTCAGACGCCATAGCCATGTCAACTGATAGCATTTTGCGCATCTCTGCAAGAATCATCTCCGCCTTCTTATTCTTAGCAGCGGCTTCAATACTCTCGACGGGTACCTTCTCTTCGAGATACACATCAAGATACTTGCTTAAGGTAGATGTAAGACTTTCCTTGAATAGCTTCGCTTCTTTGTTATTTTGCCGCTCATACCGCTTGACAATTGCTACTAGCTTTGCTGTATGATCTTTGTCAACAGTCTCTACAACTCGTGTTAGTTTTGCTACGTGATCCGCGTCAATAGCAGCAATCACCTTTTGAAGCTTTTGAGTATACTCTTCATCTTGCTCTACAAGAGCTTTTTCTACATGAATCGCTACTTTGTCTGCTACAGCCTTGTCGAAAGCTGTCTTGATCTCTGCTAAGGTTGCTTCTGTGAGAACATCCTTGGTCGCCTCTTTTAGGATGCTGGTAATATCTTTATTCATACAAATTGTGATATTTTCTGTCTTAGCCGAGAATTAATTTCAGCTGTTAAGTATTTATCAGCCTTGCTATAGTTTTTCTCTGCTACAGCTTTAATAAAGTTAAGTATATTAACACTTTCATTAAGTTTAGCGGATTTCTTACCTTTTATGGGTATATTCACCTTTTTTCCGCTAGACCACTTTTTAACTTTAATCTTTTTTGACTTGGCTGTCATGGTGTGTAAAGTTATTTATGTTAGATACTACCAATAAATTTCATTATTTGAGCCTTTAAGAACGACTCTACATCTTTTTTAGGTAGAGTAGATATAACTTTTTCAAATCCTTCATACACTTCTTCATAACTACCATCAGCATTGACGACGTATTGTTTGCTCTCCAAAATACCATTGACAAATGCACGGGTAAATGAAGGATCAGCAACACAGTCAACTGCAACTAGTCTCATATCAGTGACTCGTTGTACACCTGCAGTATTTTCTTCAATTAGCTTACCCAACGCTCGTGAACTCATACCGACCTTTACCCCGTCGTTAATAAGGGATCGAACAATCAGCCCCATGGGAGTTGAAAGTACTTTTGATTTTCCAACAAAAACGTTACCATCTTGTCTAAGCTCGGTCACGAGATGGCAGGCTCTTTCCGGATTGACATCTGCTGATGCAGGGTGATTTAGTTCACCTATAGCTCTATTTGTCTTAACCATGGTGTCTATGTATCGCGCGACTTCACGAGACATCTCATTAAGACTATATATTCGCTTGTTTTTGTTAACTATCTCTGCACCAAGATACGGTCCCTTGATATACAGTGCGCGCGGCTCAGACGAGTTTTTTTCCTCGTGTATTATTTCAAATTCACCTGAATCAGGTATCTCTGTAAGGAGCTTTAAAGATGCGCTCATAAGTGTCAATTATATTTATACGTTGGTCGTCTGATTATTTGATGCCTAGTTCTTTTTCGGTCAAAATTTGAAATTTCATATTATTTCTGCTTGCCCATTCTCGAGCTGCGTTCCATTTAGCAGTATTTACTATATACTGTTGATTTTCAAACAGTAAAGACTTTTTGCTCTTTCTCGCAGTAGCGGTGGGTGGTATTACCTGACTACTAGGTTTTATTTCGATGATATACTTTACAACACCGGTACCCTCTTTCAAGGCGATTACTCCATCTAAATGGTATTTGTGTATTTTATTGTCTAAGGGATGTAGGTATGGTATAATAATAGCTTCGCTAGCCCATTCTAGAATGTTAGGATTATTATCACACCATCTAAAAAATCGCAACTCGTACCCTGAGCGATAAAGCGGCTTATGATTACCAACGTATTTTTTAGGGTTAGCTGGTAAATACACACCTTGGGTGTATTTATGTTGAGCGTTAAGAGGTATCATTTTACCAATTAATCTGCGTCTACAAATGTAAAGGAGCCCCAACACGAATTAGCAGCAGCACTTGCTAGTGGAGTCACGACAAGATATATTGCATCTCTTATCCCGTCAATACTACACCCTAATCTGAGCGATCGCTGCATAACCTCGTTTGATATATCAATAGCTGTTTGTTTTGAAATAACTGCGCTTAAAATTACAGTGCCACCATTAAGACCAGTGGTATTATCGGTTGCTGCAGCGTATTGTAGAGAGCTGTCCGCTACATCTTGCCAACTAAATGCTGTACCGCTGAGGGTAGGGTTAAGTACTAACTCTACTCGGTACGGCATTTCACTACTAGCACCTGAGGGTAGTAGTAAAGTGCTTACAGATAAAAGAGCATTAGCAGAGTCGAGTTTTTGAGATTGTAATCTCAATCCAAGTATAGCTCGTCTTACACCTGCTGTAGCTATATCTAACCCCGTGCTTCCAGTATCGACACTTTTCACCGCTCCTGTAGTTGCAGGATTACCATGTCCACCTTCACTGATAACTGTTTGACATATAGCTTTAAGTGTTCCGGACCCTGATCCTACCTGTCGTAGTTCAGCGCGCACTGAGAGGTTAGGAGTCTTAATATACGCGCTATTTTTGTTATTGGCATTAAGAAATTCATGACAATAATAAGTAGTGCCATCTATATTAAACCCAAATCTTACTCGACCTGCACCTAACCATGCATAGTCTATAACAAATATCTGAATCTTTGTAAAATCAAGAGTTATACCACTACTCCCTGTACCATCGAGCGGATCTATATTCCATTGAGCTTGTGTAGCGCTAACAGACGATACGAGAGAACTGTTGTTAAATTGCACCACCGATACTGTATTATTAGAAGCTTCGAAAAATAAACCAACTTCAGGATCATAAGGCGCTGCGGTTAAACTATTAAAGAGACCGTACCTCTTTATTATATTTGTTTCTGGTGTTAATATACCAGTAAACATAGCAAGCTGGCTCTTACCAGATTGATAGGGACATCTTAATTTAGTTTGCCGTATAGCATAACTATTTGTAGTATTTGCGGAGAGGGTTATAGAAGTATCGCTAGCAGTATATACACATCCACCGCTACCTGATACTATAGTATTAAATGTAAGCGAATTTGTAGCATGAAGCGGTTTACTATCGAATATTGTGTAAGGTTGAGTTACTCGAAGTTTACCGAACGCATCAATAGTTGCAGCATCTGCAAATGCTATACCAGTAGACAAACCAATATCATATGTTAAAACCGCATATTTGGGATATACAGAAACACTAGTTACAGAGGGTACTGAAGAGTCCGATCTAGTAACGCTGATCGCAGGAAAACTTGTAGAGTTTTGAATTTCTACGAACTTACCATACTCCACGACCTGTTGATTTGCTCTAACGTCAGAGTTAATGTTCATACTGGCATAAATTGATATTAACCAACGAAGAACATAGGTGGATCTGAATCGCCAAACCCAGGCGACGCACCGGTGAGGAGTTTTTCTTCTAGCTTTTCCTTCTCTGCAAGCCCCATCTCTAATAGATTAGCATTAATGCTACCTCCACCAAATAGCGAAACACCAGTATATTTACCTCTTACCATGCCCACTGATATTTTACTGAGCGCAAGTGCATATTGATATACCCACTGTTCTTTTATGATATCTTTCAGTGGCCGCTCTACATAACAGGCTATAATACCATAAAACTTACCGCTACCTGGCTTAGGAGACGGGTTCATTACTAGATACTGTGTTCTATCATTAAACACAATAGTTCGCTTTTGGGATAGTAACTTCTCCCGCACCTTTAACCAATCTTTGAGTATGTACCAGCTGATTAGATCAAACCCGTAGTTACCCATTGAGTAACTAAAGTATGTTTGTTGTGCGAGTGTTTGCTCTATACTGAATAGAGTATTAACACCGTTAGTAGATCCTTCTTCAAAATCAAGAACACTAATAACCTTTCGGTAATCCATTACATCATAATCAAAGGCATTTGATGCTTTTGATTGATCTGCGGTCGAAGAAGAAAACGATGCTGCAAGTGTTGAGTTAAACGCTACCGCGCTCAAATAGTCTGTGTGAGAGAGAAGCTGATTTACAAAAATACCATCACTGTAGGTTGCAGACAATAATGAGCTACTCGAGAAGAATGCTGCTGGTACTGCAGATATCGCGGCATGTACCACAGGATTTGCCGGTAAGTTGACTCTGTTAAACGATGGAGTAATTGAAAAGAGTAGATCGAGCCTGATGCCTTTATTAACCTCATATAAGTCTGAATCAAATACAAGATACTCCTCAGTATAACCCGCATATTTTGTAAAGAACTCACAAGCAATGCTAATATTTTCAAATAACTGGTCGTGATGTATTTCTACGTTAACCATAGGCGCACCCAAAGCGCGAGTAATGCGTGAGCCTAGTCTTGAAAATGAATCTATCTTGCTATTCAGGTTAGTAGACTGAAAAGCTGAAATAGGAGATATTGTATCGCAAGCCATATTATGTTAGAGGTGTACCGCTAGGTGGGGTTGCAGCAGCTGTACCTTCACCTGCTTCTGCAGGTGCGGTCTCAGCTTCACCAGGTTCGCCAGCGGTGTTAGGGCCT